TTTTCACCTATTGAACTGATCTTTGGTGACAAAGCTGCAGTTTGTTGGTTATTTAACTCTTTAAGCTTTAACCAGTTAGCATTAACGGCCGCCGGATTTGATAACGTCATACGGTCATCAGCTACCGATAGAACGCTATAAGTACCATTTAAATCAAAAGTCTGGCCATTAAACGTGAATGAGGCATTGGTGATTTCTACGCGGTCATTACTTACAAACTTAGTGGTTAAATCTGTGTTGTTTGCCGTTGCCCGAAGAATCTCGTTTGGATATGCAAAATGAAGGTAGTTCGTACCTTCTAAAGATTGTGTATCAGCAGGACGTAAAACTTGGCCATTAACAGAAGTTTGATGCTGAACTGTTAAGGGTGGAGTTGTAATTTCGGTACCAAGCGAGAAATATGGCTCACCCGAGACAATATCGACACCCGGTCGAAAGACTTCTACCGATGCGCCGGCAATATCAACAATGTTGGTTTCACCGTCATATGCACCGTTAATTTTATAGTGACCACGACCAATACAACCAACAACATGCTCTACTTCGACATTGTTTTCATATACCTTGTAAGGCACAGTAATCAGATCAGGGGTATCGTGAGCGGCACCATAAATATCTGCGATACGACCATTTACGCGAGTTTTATTTTCACGGTTTGATAATTCGTTATTTGCAGACGAGGATTGATTGTTATTCTGGTTGGTTTGGGTAATTGAGGGCACAGGCATTAATAATGCAACAGCCACACCCATAACTATAGAAGCAACCGCTATCCAAGCTAGAGTTATGGGGTCTATACCCTTGGGATTCTCAATTACAATGAAAGTGCCTGGCAAGAAATCGAGCTGCTTTAATTCATATGCATTCTTCGGTGTGACTTCATTCGCAAATGAAATTTCCGCATGATCCATATTGCTTATGGTATGAAAAATACGGACATGCTCAGGCATATGGTCATATTTTGAAGTAAGCCATTGACCCAAAGTTTCAGCATGTTCAATTGTTTTGTCTTCGGATAAAGGGTCTTGTTTATAAATAATCTTAATCATAGAAACTCACACGATTAAATCCAAATGCTTGAACGACTTGAATTGGCATCCATGAAACGCCTGATTCCTGCAAATGCAAAATACGCCCCAAACGAAAAAGCCCCACATGTGGGGGCTTGTTTCGGTATCTAGAGTGAAAGGCGACTATGCAGCCTTCCTTGGGCATGGGCAATGGATTTAGTAACTTCAATCTTGATGGCAGAAATACCTTCTCTTTGACGGGCTTCATAAAAAACTCAAGCGCCTCTCCTCGATCAATATCATATAGATCCATTGCAGCTTCATGCGCGAAGTGAACACAGTTGTAGTGTTCCTCGTCATATTGCTTATCGAGCAAATGATCGTGACTCTTCATATAGCCCCCTTCAAACCACTAAAACGATCAAGCGAAAAGATATCTCCAGTCTTCGCAGTATTTAATCTTGGTGATTCAGCCTTGAATGTCACAGCTTTATGGTTCATTGCAACACTGGAGAGTTGCAGTCCGAGTAAATAAAACATTGGAGAATTCAGATTGTCTGAACTGTAAATCCGGTAATTTACTGTTGGCTTTACATCGGGATATTGGCCTTCGATTACCCGTTCAAACTCATCCGGCATTACATCACCTAAACCAGATATAGAGACTGTTAATGTCTGGTCCAGATCACCCAGCATTCCGGATCTTTGAATAGATGCTGGCAAAAATTCATAATAGACCTGACCGGATCCCTCCTTATGTTGAACATAAACACCTCGGTCATCATTACGGACTATTCGGTATGTATTCATAAAAGAAGGATGAGAAAGCTCAATACACTCCAATTGATAGACATCAACTTTCCGATTGAAAAAGAATTTGGCATATTCGTTATCCATTAGACCTCCCAATCCTTAATCAAAGCGATATCGGCAGTAAGGTTAGGCTGGTTTTGAACAACTTCGAGCTGTGCATTTACCCGGTAAAGGTTGCCATTCACTTCATTGGTCTTGAACGAGTTCGGAATGAAGTTACACAGGTATTGCTGACGAGCTCCCTGATCAATCACCAGATCCGCATAAAATGAGGCTGGCTTGTTCTGGTATACCCGCCAGAACGCCATCATTTTATTGAAATCGGTTTTACTTAAATTCCAGTTCACATCAACAATGTGGCTATTACGTTTTACATCGATGTAATAGCGACCACGACCGCCGTCCATCTGCTGACGTTTCACATCATCACCCGGTGTTACGCCATAGCCGCTGGTCTGAGGATTTAGCTTTAACTTGTACATAACTTTCCTTCAGGTAATAAAAAAACCCGCTTTCGCGGGTTCTTTTATTAAAGTTAACTTGATTAATTTTTAGAAATTAATAGATATTACTTTTGAATATAAATACAAAAACATCACTTAAAATTAAATTTATTTATTAACAACCTAGCGCTTCTAATTGCTCTAAAACAATTATTGCTGCACTATCTGCTGTATCAAAATCAACTAGCTCATAATCAAAAACACAACATGCTCCAACCATTTGTTCTGGACGTAACCGCGGAACTTTACCTACATTTTCACGCTGTATCCGCATAAACTCTGGACTCAATTTTCCAATTAATTTATCAAGAATACTAGTTTGCCATTCAATGTCCTGCTCTGTTGTTTTCCAGGTATCTAAATCTAGGATTGGAAAACCGGATTGTTCAAATATACAATTAACAAAAACTGAACATGTAAGGCTATCACCTACCGTATTAGGGGTACTTAGAAAATCACCTCCTGAGATCCTAGATCCACCAAAATTTACGATTCCATAAGGAGCAGGAAAATAGAAAACTTCATTATTATTCAAATCTTTATTATGAGAAATTTGTTCAAGTTCATTAATTATATGTACAAGAGTTCTTTCTGGAATTTTTTCTAAATCAAACCAGTACATAGCATAACCGTCAGAGTCATTACGTCTTTGAAAAAAATAGGTTTCATGCCAGCCAAAATGAGCTAGTACTAATTTATTATCTTCAATAAATACAAAACCAGTATGATTTTGTTCTGATGTTACCTTTTTAATTATGACTCCAAGTTGTGAGTCTTTGGGTTTATAATTAATGTCTTTAATGAGTTGAAATTTTGCATTCATTATAAAAGCTTACTCACAACTAAAATTTATATATTTAAACCGCGATCTAAGCCATACATCTCACGTTTTGGGTTTAATCCCTCATTTATAACAACGTTCTGAGTATATAAATACATTTCTTTCCACAATGAAATTTGATTTTTATAAACATTTGTTGAGCGTAATAAAGCTATGAGAGACCATGAAGTTAAACTACTTTTATTTAACTCTTGAAAAAAATTATTTAAAAACTTAAGGTCTTCAACTTGTACAGCTTGATGCATTAATACTGTCATATATGCAGAAGCCTCTCTTCCTCTATTAGTTGCTTCTAATTTATATATTTCAAAATAATGTTTTTTATCCCACCAAAAACTATTTTTAGAATCTTTAAATATCTCAGGTGAAATAATATTATCTTTACTATCAAGTCTAAGATCATATGATTGAAAAGAACCAATGACACATAAGCATAAAAAAAACGCAAGAAAATCTGATTGATTATTTAGAAAGCTTTTAAAAAAAACACGCATTGATTCAGTATGATCAATGAAATTTTCAACGCTTTTATTTACGCGATTAGCAACTCCATTATAATTAGAAACTACAGTTGTACTACGATTTATAGAATTTAGTGTATTACTCGAAAAAGAAGGTAAACTTAATGAGCTTGAATAGGTATCAACTAACATAAGTACCTCCATTTCTTATTAATTTTTTTACTGAATCTTGTAATAATGGAATGAATTTTAAGAAATCTAATTCAGATCTATGAGAAGCATCTGTATTAACATCTATATTCATTAGAATATTTTTTTGCACTTTAGCCTTGGGAATTCCTATATTAGGATCAATCACCAATGACATTTTCTGACCATTAGAATACTGAACAACCTGATTAATTTTAATATTGTCAATAAAATATGATTTATTAGTTCTATAACTAATTTCTTCTAAATCCTCCTGCATGTTATTTAAATAAGAAACATTACTTCTTAACAAATCACAACCTATTTTTTCATTATCAACAGGTATACTAAGCTCAACAACATTACCAATACGAATAATCTTTTCATTGAGCTGATCAAAAAATACGCTAATTTTTTCGTAAAAAAAATCTACCTCTTTGATTATTTCATTGAAAGTATAAAAATTTTCATCTCTTTCAAATACTAATTGTAAATCAATTAAGCTTTGATCTTTTAAATAAACCAAATTAAATTGCTTATTACTATCAAGATTAGTAATTTCAACATATTGAATCAAACGTCCATTTTCTTCCGATTGGGTCATTTCATTAGAAATTTCAAGCCCAGTTATATTTTTCGACCATTCTTTTTTCTTAAAATTAATTTCTCCGTTAAAGAATAATACAGTACGGATACTATCAATTTGCCATTTAAATTCAGTCATGGTATGCCTAATATGATTTATATAGAATTAATCAAGGTTTGTTATACAAGTCTATTGAACAAATATATGCAATTATTACGGATGAATACACATATTTGAGGAGACTATAATCTTTATAGTTAACACTAGATTTAATTTTCCCAAGGCTATACACTCCAGAGACGAAAACACCTTCTTACTAATTAATAAGAAGGTCTCTTAGCGCGAATATTACGTTGAAATTACTACCGAAGTCAATATCGTAGTTCCGATAAGTAGTCAAGCCAGAAACTTTCATAATCTGTCTAATTCTATTACTTTAGAAAAACTACACGCCAAATAACGTCGTCTTGATAAACGTTTAAATATCTTAAATATATGAAACAAAGTGTATCGAAAGTCAGAAACACTTTGTACATATCGTTAGAAAGCAAGTCGAATACAGCGTATAGGTAGTGAAATGCCCCCCCCGTTCGGCGGCCTCACATAGTTAACGGTTACGCCTTACAGTGGTATTCTCAGTCAAAGATCGACTAATAGTTGAGTTTGGATTACCAATTTGATCACTTACAAGCTTCGGTACCGTTCTTGGAAGCTGCTTATCCATTTCATCTTTAACAATGATCCGGACTGTTTGCTCATCCAGTTGTTCGGCTTCAACTGTCGCCCCACTCACCTGATTAATCACTTCAATTTTGAAATTGATTATCGATGAAGCTGGCTCAATTGAAGGCTTAATCTCAGCTTGAGGGCGTGAAGCACGTCCTGAAGTAAAGTCCTGAACATCATCCAGATTTGAGCGATCCAGAACTAAACCATTGGATGAGAAATAGACTTTACCGTCATGGAACAGGTCAGAATTTGCCGAAGAAGCTAACTTAGGTGTGTCTCTATTACCCTTATAAATAATCTGAGTATCTTGAACCGGTTGATTAAAGATATCAGATTGCTTTTGGCTTTCTATAAAGGCATTAGAGCTCATCATTGCACGGCGCATGACACTATCAGCTGAAGCATTGTTATTGAGAAAAGCTTCAGGGTTTGCACTCTTACGCATTCTCTCAACTAAACCAACACCACCCCAACGTTTAATGTCTTCTTGGGACCATACAATCTCGCCTTTGTGCACAGCTCCAGCAACTTCATATTTCCCACCTCGACCAGTGTAGCCACCTTCAGCAAAGCCTTGATCTTTGATTGCCCGGATGTTTGCAATGATGCTTGCACCTTGTGCAATAGCACTTGCAATTAATGGGATATTTGCTGGAAAACCAACACTAGCCGCCTTTGCAATACTTTGCTGAATAGAAATACCTGCAGCTGCAATGGCATAAGCTTTATCAGCAGCAAACATGATCTTGTATGCTTTTGATTGCTCGCCAAACATTGAACCAAACATCGATGTGAGTGAACCCATCATTTGGCCACCAAATGCAATTTGAGTGTTCAAGCGATCTTGTTGATACTTATCTTCAATATCCTGAGCATTCTTTGCATATTCAGCAGCAATCTGATTACGTTGATCTTGAGCAGCTTGAATGATAGCTGTTTTCTGGTTTTCGTAATCCTGCTGCTTAATTAGTCCAGCTTCGAATTGAGCATTCAAACCATCTAAAGAGTTTTGCTCATTCAGGTCGGTAGCAGCAAATTGACTATCTGCTAAATCATTTGCAGCATTTAAACGGCTAAATCGTTCCTGATCCTGTCTGAAAAATTCTCCGGTACCATTCATATCCGCTTGGATATTACCCCAGTTTTGAACAGCATTATTCACCTTATCACGAGTCTCTTTATCCTGACTAGCTTTAGACAATCCGATTAGCTTTTGCCGCTCTTCTATAGAAAGTTTGGTATTCTTAAGAATTTCCTCCCGTTCTAGTCTGTAACGTTCCTGCATGGCCTGAGTTTCCGAAAGCAGAGATAAACGTGCCTGAAATAAACGCTGTTCCTGAGCTAGTTTTAATAACCCTAACTCTTGCTGTTTTTGCTGTTCCAGCAATTCAACAGCTTGCTTCTGCTCAGACTTACTTAATTCAATGTCATGAGCTGCATTGAACTTTTTACGGTTAAAGGACTCTTCTAGTAACTGTTCCTCAGTTTTACGAAACTCCTTATAGTCTTCCAGTTTGCTTCTAATTGCTTGTTTGGCAATAGCCACATCATTATCAGCACGGCGCTGTAGTTCTGCCTTAATTTCAGCTGTTCGTTCTGGCGAGAATCCTGCCTTATCAACGTCTTCCAATCTAACTTTTAAATTATTCTGGATCCGCTGTACTTCAGAAGCTACTTCATTTTCAAGAGAGCGCTGAGCATCTAGTTGACGTTCTAGTTGAGACTGAATGTCACCAACTGCCTTATCACTTCCCTTACTCGCACCACCTTTCACTTTGCTCTGCATCTTTGGAGATTGATGTAGAAGCTTAAGAGACACTCCATCCTCAAAGATCACTTCACTGACATAACCACCACCCTTGCTGTCATACCATGTCTTGATATCTTTCACAGCGACATTAGTCGTGATCGGTGTTCCTTCAGGCATTGAAAAATCAATACCCTTATGAAATGAAGAAGCCCCTTTAGTTGGGGCTTTTCGTGGACCATAATTAGAACTGATCTTGTAGGAAGTTAAAGGTTTTCCTCCCGCCTGTAATCGAGCCAGATGTTCATTTGAAACTTTCTGACCAGACAATGAGCCACCATATCGAACATCAAGATGTGGACCAGTACCAATACCGGATTGACCGGAAATACCGACTAGACGTTTAGTAAGTTTTTGCTGTTTAGTTAATTCATTAGTACTTTCCTTTAAGGCTTTATTTTTAGCATCAATTACCTTCTTATTTTGCTCATCTATGGATAAAATCTCCAAACCTATCTGATATAACTCATGAGAAACTTTTACTCCACTTTTTCGCGCCCAACTTGCAGTTTCTACCATTTGTTTCACTTGTTCAGGTGAGTAACCTTTAGCAAGTAAACCTTTAGTAACCAATGCTTCAAATTTTCGATCTGCCAGTGAATCGGCATATTGCTTTTGTGCATTTTTAGCTGCTAATGCGGCCTTTTCATTCTCAGTTAAGGACTTAGTGTTTTTATCAACGCCAACAATAGCATTTTCAGCCTTATTACCAGCAAGTGTTACTTCTATACCAAATAAGCTATAAGTTTGCTTGGTCTTAGCTGCAGTTTCTGCCGCTTCATCATAAGCATTCACTTGCTTAAGCAATGCCTCCATTAAATCAGAAGGAATCTTCTGATTCTTTAATTGCTCAATTGCTTCAGTATAGGAAATGGTACCAAGACGTGCTTTATTCGAAATTTCAGCTACTTTAGCATTACCTACAGCATAGTTCTGGATATTGATTAATGCTGAACCGACTGCTAATTCTTGTTTTTCCAATGCTTTGTTTTGATCATTTATTGTCGCTGCTAAATCACCTAATTTTTCCTTACGCTGTTCATCATTTAGAGCCTTGATTTCTTCCTTAGTTAATTTTGCCGCTTCAGCCTGCTCTTTTAACTTTGCTGTTGCTTCTGCAGATTTACTTGAGAAATACATATAAGTAGCAGCCAAAGCTGTTACTCCTAATGTGATCGCTCCGATTGGGCCACCAATTAAGCCCCATGCTCCACTAACTAAACTTGCCATTGAAGCGCTTTTACCCTGAGCTGCTGTGACCGCTTTCGTCGCTTTTTCTACATTATTGGATGCAAGTACATATCTGGCGCTGGCTGCACTTGCACCAAATTTTGCTTGAGTTTCGGCATTTGTTGCTCTTACATTTGCCAAATGTGCCTCAGCTTCAGCCAAGGCAGCTTTTGCACTTTCTATCGATTTTTGCTTTTGCAAATGGGAGGCCGCATTGTTAGCAACCAATGTTCCTAATTTGGTATTTAAAGCTGAAACTTGTGTTGCAATTGCTTTAGTGAGCAGTGCCGTACCGCCCAAGATGGCAACATAAGAAATTGATTCTAAATTTTCAGCTAAAAGCTGGATTGAACCTGATAATGCTTGAGCTGCACCACGTCCTTGTCCAGCTTCGCCTACAAATTTTGTTATTTCATTATTAAGTAAGGTTAGAGATTGTCCAATGGTAATATCGGTTTTAGCAAATAATGCATCTACATTATTTTGAACATTTTTAAGCGCTTTAACGATTTCTTGTGAAGTAATTTTTCCTTCAGCAGCAACTGAACGCAACTCTCCTACGGTGATCCCCATGCCTTGAGCAATAGCCTTTGCTAATGCCGGGGTTTGCTCCATTACAGAATTAAGCTCTTCACCACGCAATGTACCACTTGCTAACGCTTGTCCAAATTGAACTAAAGCTGCATCAGCAGCTTCTGCACTTGCACCACTAATTGCTACGGCTTTAGATACGGTTTCAGTTAAACGCGCAGTATCGTCCATAGTAAGGTTTAAAGTCTTAGCATTATCGCTAAAGCGTTGGTAAACCTGTAACACCGAATCCCAAGCTGAATATGTCTTTTGAGCAATTCGGAAAGTATCTTCAGTTGCTTTATTCAATTCAGCTTGATTGTTGGTAACCAACTTTAATCTATTCTGTAATCCAGTATAAGCATCCATTTTAGAGATGGCTGCACCCACAGTAACCAATCCTGCCATATAGCCTGCAAGTGCACGAGTAGCTACAGATAAGCCATCCATAGACTTCGAAGCATAGTCTCCTTTACGTTCAATACTATCCAGCTCATTGCCTAGATTGCGCGCATTACGTTCAGCATTTTGCGAATCAATAACAATGACCAATCGAGAATCTTGTGCCATTTTCTACTTTCCTCTAGGCAATAAAAAACCCCGCATTGCGGGGTTTCTCGTATCAAAAAAATTTAATCTTTAAATGTATCAAGGCAAATCATTAAAGCCTCGTTAGCAAACTCAGTTTCTGCTTCTTTCTTTTTTTCTTCAGTATTCCAAAGCGGTTGTTTATAAGCATCTTTTATAATAGCTATATAAAACCCTTTAATCTGATGATCTTTTAAGCTCTTCTCAATTCTATTAATGGGAGCAATAGCTTGTTCACCATGTTGTCTATTATGCATGATGATTTCTGCATATTTCGAAACAGATTCACAGAATTTAAGCTTTTGCGAACCGTCATCTGCTATTGCTATGCTGGTGCAACCTATTAATAAACAAAAAAGTATTTTTTTCATTAAATTACCTATTACTATGAATGAGTGTAATTTAACAGCTCACTAATCTAAAAGACACCCGTGTATACTATTCACAACCCACCCATTAAGTGTTTACACATTTCTTTCTCGTTACCTAATTGTATTAATTTAAAAGTATTGCTTGAGCCGCCAGATCCACTACTTGCTCCCCAAACTCCATATACACTTTTTTTCTTGGTAGCACTGAGAATATAAGCCTTTTCAAAATTTCCCGCACTCAATTGTCTCTCACATATTTTTTTAAAACTTATTCCAGCTTTAGTTAAAGACTTAAATGGGGAGAATTCACAATCTCTAAAACCCTCTCCAAAACATATATCCCCATCTCTTTCTGGCATAGCAGGGTAAAAAGATATTGTATCAACTCCGAACTTACCAACAGTTCCTTCAAATATTATCGCCCAAGGAATTTCATATTCTTTATGATCTAGATATTTACCCTTTACGCCTAAAACATTTACTCTCGCAATACCTTTTCTACTCGAATAATAGGTACCATCATCCAATTTAGTTTCGATATATGATTTATCAATCCAAATCACATTAGGATCATTAGCCCGATAATTCCAAGAAAAATTTTGATCATCCTTGTTTGGCATGAATTTAAAAATTAACTGGCCTAGCTCTTGTTGTTTTAATTTTAAGAGAGCTGGATATTGGACAGTAACATCTGCACTATTAGCAACCATAAATGGACCTAAGGCTAAGAATCCAAATAAAATAATCTTTTTCATATAAAATGAACCCAATATCAACACCTTAAAATTAGCTAATAATCCAAATAAAAATTATTAAAGCTATAAATAAAATAACTCCACTGATTATCCATTCAGATTTAGGGTAACCCCATACATTATCTGGATTATTAAAATCAGGTTCTCTTCTAGGTGTTGTTTTCTTAGTATGACTAGAGAACTTAGAATAAGATAAGCCAGTACCTGGAATACCTACTGTTGTGCGAGTACCCTTCTTACTTACATTTACACGTGCACCTTTCCCACCCAAAGAAACACTTGATAGCCCTTTTTTACTAACATTGACACGGATTCCAGGAGCAATTTTTATACTTTTTCTAAAATTCAATCCCATCACATCACCTATCTAGAGCAGATCTTTTTAGAAGCACTGATGGAACCATCATTACAAACAAACTTACTACCATCGCAATGACTTACCCCACCTTTCTTACCAGAGCACGGTTGTCTGCCTCTACCTGCTTCCGCAACACTTAATGAGCTTAAAACTAATAAAAGACTTAAAATGACTTGTTTCATGGTTTTTTACCGTTTGTTATAAAGTGTACTAACTTTAACAAACTGGTTACTAAATGTCACATAAGTAAAAACCACCCGAAGGTGGTTTTCGTAACAGTTAAAAATATCGACTTTATCAAATCCCTTTTTAACCTTATCAACAAACTAATATATTTTTTAATCTTTATTTATCTCATCATAAAGATTTTGTGCCGCATCAATCATAGCTGTAATATTTCCTGTAGAAGCTGCAATATAGAGTGAACCTCCAAATGCAACTGCCTTTGTAGCTATCGCAATGGCTTGTTTTACACTATTTATCTTATCAGCAGATTCTTTCATTGAATCCGTACAATTTTTCAATATTTGAATATCTGAATCTAAAAGCTTTATTTTTAATATTACCGATTGTGCATTCAGATCACTAGAGGTATTAAATAGAGTCCATTGTTTAGCCTCAAGATCATTTCTCTGAACAGGGGTTAAATTATTCCAATTATCATATCTAAAGTTTCCGAGTGTAACGGATAGATCATGAAATGATTTAGAAAGTTCATAGACTTCATCTGGTGAAAGTTCATTGCTCATTTTATTATCTCCTATTATTTATCTGCAAAAGCTTCTTTGACATCCTTAATAACTGGTTTAGAGGTATCAACGAAATTCCTGACTATCGCGTATACTTCTTTACTTGAAAGCTCATTAGCATCTTCTTTAAGCTTGTGGTGTGTTTCTCCAATATTTCGAATATTTTTTGCTAAAGATATTGCTGCCGCTTGCTTGGCTTCTAAATCAGAACGTTGTTGCCACTGTGTTTTTGAATAAGCCTCCCATTCTAAAGGCTTAGCGTCTCTTTCAATTATTTCAACTCTTTTATATGCATCTTCCCAAGCGGATATCTCATATGAAATTGCCTGAACATAGTTCTGTTCAATAATATCCGCCAGTGCGTTGCTAACGCTTATTACCGAGTCATCACTTTCTTTAATGAATTTGACTATTTCTTTTTGTTGATAAGTTTTTGTAACTGCATTTGCTATCAACGATGATAAGTTTCCAACTGCTTTTATTTTAGGTTCATCTGCTACCTTAAGCTTTATTAATTCTCCTTTAAGGTCATCAGTTTGAGTGTTATAACTTGCAAGTTCATCTGACGCCAATGCCCCTAAAGCGGCTCCATAAGCATCAAGGACTGAGGCAACAATTAAAATGGATTTAGAAGCCTCTTGTTCAGAATTACACTTACTGTAAGCTTTCAATGGCTTATAACTATTTGCACGAAGGCAAGAAGTTTGAAAATCTTTAGCGATTGGTTTAACGGATTCTATTGTTGTTCGAGAATAGGTTGAGTAATTTTTAACAGACTCCATTGAAACACACCCTGAAAGTACCAGTAATGTGCCTACAAAAAATAATTTATGTCCAATTTCTTTCATCGCCTTTCTCCTGTCCATCAGGAAGTATTTAACTATTACTTTTAAAGCTTGTTTGAAAGGTATTTTTTACTTTGCTTTTATTTTCCTGTTTTTAATCCTTCTATTTAATAAACTCCTTGCCAATATATTCGTCAATTACAATCTGATAGGTATTTAGACTTTTTTTCTATGATTTAGAATAACTTAAATATGATTGGTGATTGTTAAAAAAACCACCCGAAGGTGGTCGTATTATTCAAGCTATGCATGTAAAAGTTTCTCTGCACCAGCTGCTAAAAAAGCTGAACGGGTTTTAAATCTTTTATCTTTACCTACATTATCATCAATTTTCCGGATTAATCTGCTGGGTAAAGTCACATTTATTTTTTCTGGTTTACCGAGATAACGACTTACATCGATCTCGGTAACAGCCCAAATCATTCCTTTATAGGCTGGATCATCGATATATGTACTTAAATCGGATGCTTCAGGAATTTCTTCACCATCTTCAGCCAGAATTTCTAAATGACCTGAAATAGCTTCTTTAACATTCTCAATAGCTTCTTCAAGTGTATCACCCGCACTAAAACAACCAGGTATATCAGGAACTGTGACACCAAATGCCTCGTTATCTGATCCCCGTTCAATTGCAATTGGATATAACATCTCAACACTCCATGCCCTTGGCATATGACACATATCGCCCACTGCGTTATGGTAAGTTGCAAAGGGCAAGGTATTTAAAGTCGGGAAACAACGGGTCAATTTAGACCCGCTTGCTTCAAAATGCTTTTAACAGTTCCGTTTGGTAAATCCTTTTTAGGATGAGGGATTGTTACTAACCCCTTTTTGGTTGGGTGCTTGAAGTGATGATGACTTCCTGTAACCCTAACCTCGTACCAACCGTCTGCTTCAATCATTTTGATTAAATCCAGACTTTTCACACCATTCCCTTATTAACTTGTTGAGGCAATTATAACCCCAGAGTTATTTATAGTAAATAACCCTAGAGTTATTTTTTGTTTTGTTTTGAGTTTATTTTTTTGTGTGATTCCTCAATAAATAGATTGTCCAGAGCAAAAATACAGTCATTAAAAATATGAGCAGCCACGGGCAAATCATTATGCTCAGCATATACATTGATTGCCTGCTGGTCTAATGATAACGGGATGCCCTGCTCATAACGCCTAGATCTGCAAATAGTGCTAAATGCCGAAAGAATAGATTCAGCCGCATACGAATATTCTGGTGGATCCGGAATACGACCACCTAAGAATTTGATTTGTTCGATTTCGTGCGGCGTTTTCGACGCATACGTTTTTTGGTATTTGTAGAGCTCAATGACTTTCCCAGAATTAAAGCCTTGTCCTTGTCGGCTTCTTCTTGAATCTTCTGGGCCTGCTCTTTAATGAACAACCAGATTTGAATGCCGATATCACCCATATTCAATAATTTCGAAGCATTCTCAGGTGTATAAGGTTTTTCGGACTCCACTGTTTTACCGGCTACGATTTCGGCAAATACCACGCCCTTCCAGTCTTCAATTAAATGAGCAGCACAGGCATCCATCAACAGCTCATGGTAGAGCTTAGCGTTTTCATCTTTGACCATTACATCATAACCCTTAGAGGAGATCTGGTTACCTGCTCGCTCTATTGCTACCTGAAAGGGTTTATACGCGACACCCCGGACTTTGAACTCTGCCAATACCTGTCCATCAGTTCCTTTATATTCACACCACTTAGAAACATCCGAGCTTTTAATAATTCCGACTTTTAAAGCCATAGCAACCTCTAATTTTTAGAAATAAAAAAGCCCATGGGATTCCATAGGCTTTGTTATTGATTAAGTTGATTACACAAGAGCACGTACAATCGTTGGACTAGTACGCACTTGGGCAAAATTGATATCTATTGTAATGATGTCATCGCCACCACCATCCGGGTGATTTGCTTCCTTAACTTCAAGTTGCGGGAAGTTAAACGAGTACTTACTGCCTTTGCTGTCTGTAATATCAAAGGTCAATGTAAATACATCACGGGTTTTAATGGCATCTATCCAAGCAGCAGATGTTGCTGAAAACATGAAATTGGCATTTACACCAATATCCATCATTTTTTCTAAGTAGAACTCAGGCGTGTACTTGCCCGAACCGATACAACGGATCGCTTCCAGATTATTACTAAAGTTGATGGTGAGTGTCTGCAGACAAGCTTTACCTTGAATTGACTGACCATTAATAAGTAGCTTTTCAACGTTCGGCATACTCACCAGAGGGCGAGTCGATGCTGGAATAGGATTGGTAACAGGATTAACCTGCTGTCGCGTAAATGAGTTACCTACAAGACCAAAGTTACCGGTGATTTTGCCTGTGGTCTGGATCGTCATTTCACCTGTATTCACTTGAATACCGCGATAAATAAAGACTTGACCAATATCTTCAAAGACTTTTACTAAGGTAAGTGACTTACGGACTCCACCACCAAAACTTAAAGCATTACCAGCCCAGTTGTTGAATGCTAGAACATTTAAGAATAAGTCAAAGGTACCTAGAGATAATTCAAACTCTAGTTGACCAGTTACTTCGGCTTCCGTTACTACAGCACCTTGGCGAAAACGTGAATCAACTACTTCACTGCTATCTTCAGTAGTAACGTTTTCAGTCAAACTATCAGTAACACGGCGAACAGTGTACCAG